ATGGACGAGCGGAACCTGATGAACGAAGCGGGCGAGGGGGGTGGCGGCGACGATGTCGGCGGGCGCCGTGAGCCGCAATTCAAGACGATTACCGATCATCAAATCGAGGTCTTTCTGGCGACGCTGGCCGATAGCTGCAATGTGCGCCGGGCCGCGGCGGTGGCTGGTTTTGCCTATTCGGCGGCGTACCAACGGCGGCGGCGTGACCCCGATTTTGCCGAGGCGTGGCAGGCGGCGCTGGACAGCGGCTATGCCCGGCTGGAAATGGCACTGGTCGAGCGGGCGATCCTGACGATCGAGACCGTCCGCGACGGTGATGGCAATGGCGATAGCGATGCCGATGCCGTGGTTGTCCCGGTGGTGGGGGCGATGACGGTGGCGCAAGCGATCGACCTGATGGGCAAGCATCGCGCCAGCATCGAAGGCGGGCGGGCCAAGCGCGTTCGCCCGAACAGCCGCAAGCGGCCCACGGCGGACGAAACCGACGCCGAAATATTGCGGCGGATCGATATTATCGAGCGGCAGCGCGCCGGTGAGGGACAGGATGCGCCATGACCGCGCGGTGGATCGACCGGCTGGCGTCGGACGATGGCGAAACGATTCTGGACCGGTTGCTGGCGCTATCGCTCGCCGAACGGGTGCGCCTGCTCCGCGAAATCCCGCGCAAATATGTGCATGAGCTGGAGGAACGCTGGTATCAATGGGCGCATCACGGGCAGTGCGCGCCGCCCGGCGACTGGCCGGTGTGGCTGATCCGCGCCGGACGCGGTTTCGGCAAGACGCGCGCCGGGGCCGAATGGATCAGCGACATGGCGCGGCGCATGCCGGGCGCCCGCATCGCGTTGGTCGCCGCGAACGAGAAGGACGGAATGCGCGTGATGATCGAAGGGCCGAGCGGCCTGATCGCGGTCGCGCGCGCCGACGAAAAACCGAAATGGCGCCAGCAGCTGCGCGAGCTGTATTTCGACAGCGGCGCGGTGGCGACGCTGTTTTCGGCCGGGGCGCCCGAAAATCTGCGCGGCCCGGAACATCATGTCGCGTGGTGCGACGAACTGGCGAAATGGCCGCAGGGCGGCGCCGCGGCGTGGGACAATCTGATGCTCGGCATGCGGCTGGGCGACATGCCGCGTGTGCTGGTGACGACAACGCCGCGCCCGGTGCCGCTGATGGCGACGGTCGCGGCGGTGCCGGGATGCGTCACGACATTGGGGCGGACGGCCGAGAATCCTCACCTGCCGCGGAGTTTCGTGACCCATATGGTCGCGCAATACGGCGGCACCCGGCTGGGGCGGCAGGAACTGGACGGCGAATTGCTGGAGGATGTCGAAGGCGCGCTGTGGACGCGCGCGCTGGTCGACCGGTGCCGGATCGATGCGGATGCGGTGGGCAAGCCGGTGCGGGTGGTGATCGGGGTCGATCCGCCGGCGACGTCGCATGGCGATGCATGCGGGATCGTGGTGGCGGCGTTGCTGCGCGACGGGCGGCTGGCGGTGGTCGAGGATGCGAGCGTCGAGCGCGCACCGCCGGGACTGTGGGCACAGGCCGCGGCCGCGGCGGCGGCGCGCTGGGGCGCCGAGCAGGTGGTCGCGGAGAGCAATATGGGCGGCGAGATGGTGCGTGCGGTGCTGGCGCAGGCCGACATCGCGCTGCCGGTGCGAACGGTGCATGCCAGCGTCGGCAAGGCGCGGCGGGCCGAGCCGGTCGCGCTGGCTTACGAGCGCGGACAGGTGGTCCACGCGGGGGCGTTCGCGGCGCTGGAGGATCAGCTGTGCGGGTTGCAGGTCGGCGGCGGTTATGCGGGGCCGGGGCGCTCGCCCGATCGGGCGGATGCGTGCGTTTGGGCGCTGGCGGCGTTGCTGGAAGGGTTGCGGATGGGGAGCGTGGTGGGGGTTAGGCGGGTTTGATTTTGGTCGATTATGTCCCAAGTCTGTGGCGTTTGATGCTAGGCACGGAATGTGGCAGACTGGCGAAATGTCAACGCAGACCATTCCCGTCGATGCTTGTTCCAAAATGGTGGAATCAGCGACCCGCGCATGCCAGCCGCTAATTTCCGTCCCGCCAGAACCCGCAAATAATACGGCTGACTCTCTTGCGGCCCTTTCGACAGCTTTCACTTTTGGTTCGCTATTGCTTGGGACGATTGCGCTAGCTGGCGCGATCGCTTGGGGCTTCGTGGTGAAGGTTTGGGCCGAACGAGAGGCTCGGCAAGAAGCTGAGCGATGCACTAAGAACTGGCTTGAGGAAGAAGCCTTTCCGATGTTGCGACGCGAAATGCAGGAATGGAAGAAGACATTTCCTCAGGAAACACCTATATCTGATATAGACATCGACAAGCTGGTGGCAGCAGCGGGCTCTGACGGAAAGGAGGAAGGCGATGGAAAAAAGTGAATTGAGCATCGTCTCTCGTCGGCTGGCGAAAGCGCCGGTGGACCTCAAAGCGATCTTTTCGGACCTCGGCATCGAGTATGAGGAGCTTTGGATGGACGATGGAGCTTCCGGTTCGATCACGCGGAATGGTGATAGCTTTACGGTAGCAGTCAACGCCACAGAGTCGTCGACACGTCAGCGTTTTACGGCAGCTCATGAGCTGGCACACTACCTCTTGCACCGCGATCTCATGCAAATCGACGGCGACAAGATGAATCGCCACACCGATAAGCTGTATGGAACGCCAGAAAATAACCCGGCGTCCCCGTTCACGCGCCAGCATGAAGTTCAAGCAAATCGTCTCGCGGCCCAGATCGTGATGCCTGCGCCACTGGTACGCGAGAAATTCGCCGAGTGCCAAGACGCGGGACAGCTGGCCGGTTCTTTTGGCGTGTCCAAGGCAGCAATGGAAATCCGATTGAGAACGCTTGGCTTGGCCATTTAGGCTTCTCGATCGAGGAACGTGAGCCCCGCCTATGCGGGGCTTTTTTTTGGAGAACATCATGAACTGGTTTGGCCGGAAGGCTGCGCAGGGTGCTGCGCGGCCTGCTTTGTCGCGGGTGTATGGGGCCTATGGGATGACGGGGTCGGCGCCCACGCCTTTGTCTTACGAGGCGCAGTTGCGCGAGGGGTATCTGGGTAACGCGATTGTCCAGCGTAGCGTGAAGTTGGTTGCCGAGGCGGCGGGCAGCGCGCCAGTGGTGGCGAGCGATCCGGCGCTGGCGGCGCTGGTGGCGCGGGCGTCGGGCGGGCAGGGGCTGGTCGAGACGCTGGCGTCGCAATTGCTGCTGCATGGCAATGGTTATGTGCAGATTTTGGGCGACGGGGCGGGCGCGCCGGCGGAGCTGTTTGCGCTGCGCCCCGAGCGGGTGACGGTCGAGGCCGATGGGCGCGGGTGGCCGGTGGCGTATCGCTACAAGGCGGGCGGGTCGGCGGTGGTGCTGCCCGCCGAGGATGGCGCGGGGCGGACGGCGGTGGTGCATGTGAAGGCGCTGCATCCATTGGACGATCATTATGGCGCGGGGTGCCTGGGCGCCGCGTCTGGCGCGATCGCGGCGCATAATGCGGCGGCGGCGTGGAACGCGGCGCTGCTGGGCAATGCGGCGCGGCCGTCGGGGGCGCTGGTCCATGACCCGGGCGACAAGGGGATGCCATTGTCGGCCGAGCAGGTCGAGCGGCTGCGCGAGGAGCTGGCCGAGGGGTTTTCGGGCGGGGCGAATGCGGGGCGGCCGTTGTTGCTGGAGGGCGGCCTGCGGTGGCAGGCGCTGAGCCTGAGCCCTGCCGAGATGGATTTCCTGGCGCTCAAGGAATCGAGCGCGCGCGAGATTGCGATGGCGTTTGGGGTGCCGCCGATGCTGCTCGGGCTGCCCGGCGATGCGACCTATGCCAATTACCGCGAGGCCAATCGGGCGCTGTGGCGGCTGACGGTGCTGCCGCTGACGGCCAAGATTTTGGCCGGCATCGCGCAGGGGCTGGCGGGGTGGTTCGCGGGGGCCGAGCTGCGCGTCGATCTGGACCGGGTGCCGGCATTGGCCGAGGACCGGATGGCGTTGTGGCACGAGGTGTCGGCGGCGGATTGGCTGAGCGCGGACGAGAAGAAGGCGTTGTTGGGGGTGGGGTAGCGTTCGCCGACAGCGGGCCACCCCCACCCAGCTTCGCCTAGGCAGCAAGCTGCCAAGGCTTCGCAACCCTCCCCCGTCCCAGGGGGAGGGGCGTTAGTGAGGAAATCGACATGGATGAGGAAGAGGCGCTGGCGCGGTTGATCGCGCTGGCGGGGACAAGTGTGTCCGCTGCGCCCGACGCGGCGTTGCTGCGTGCGGTGGTTGAGGAAGCGAGCGAGCTGGGGGCGCGGCGGGCTTTGGCAAGGCTTGGCCTGGCCGACGCGGCGGCGCGCGATGACATGGTCGATCTGCGCCAGCTGCTGGGCGCGTGGCGCGATGCGAAGACGAGCGCGTGGAAGGCGGCGGTCGACTGGGCGGTGCGCGGGGTGCTGGCGGCGCTGGTGGTCGGGCTGGCGGTGAAGCTGGGGCTGCCGGGGCTGCTGCGGTGAGGGCGGCGGTCGGCGACATGCCCTCCCGTGTCGCGAGTCACGTGCCTCGCGGCACCCCCTCCCGCAAGCGGGCCGGGGACATTCGCTTCGCTGGTTACGCATCGGTGTTCGATCGGGTCGATCGCGGCGGCGATGTGGTGCGGGCGGGGGCGTTTGCCGCGAGTTTGCGGGAGCAGCGCGCGGTGCCCTTGCTGTGGCAGCACCGGCCGGGCGCGGTGATCGGGACGATCGAGACATTGGCGGAGGATCAGCGTGGGCTGCGGGTGGTGGCGCGGGTGACGCATCCGACCGCGGCGGCGCTGGTCGCGCGCGGGGCGCTGAGCGGATTGTCCTTTGGCTATCGGGTGACCGTGGCGCGCGGGAGCGATCCGCGCGAATTGCTGGGGCTCGACCTGGCCGAGGTGAGTTTGGTGGCGGCGCCGATGCAGCCGCTGGCGCGGGTGATCGCGCTTGATGTGCGAGCGGTACCGACCGGTGCCGCGGCGGATTTTCAGAAGGAGTGACGGGCATGGAATTGGATATCGAAGTGAAGGCCGATGCGCTGGACGGCGCGTTCGACGCGGTGTTGGCGGCGGAGGCGGTCGATGATCTGAAGGCGTCGGTGTCGGCTTTGAAGGCGCAGGTCGATGCGCAGGCGGTGGCGGCGTCGCGGTTGCCGCTGGACGGAGCGAAGGCGGCTGATCCGGCGCGCGCCGTCTTTGTCGAACGTTACCTGCGCCGCGGGATCGATGCCGGGGTGGAGATGAAGAGCCTGTCGGGGGCGGCGGGCGGCGACGGCGGCTTTGCGGTGCCGCGCGAGATCGACGGGGCGATCGCGGCGACGCTGAAGTCGCTGTCGCCGATCCGGTCGATCGCGACGGTCGTGCAGACGGGGACGAGCGGGTATCGCAAGCTGATCGCGACGGGGGCGATGGGCGCGGGCTGGGTCGGCGAGACGGCGACGCGGCCCGAGACGGCGACGCGCAGCTTTGCCGAAATCGTGCCGCCGTCGGGCGAGCTCTACGCCAATCCGGCGGCGAGCCAGGCGATGCTGGACGATGCGATGTTCGACGTCGAGGACTGGCTGGCCGATCAGATCGCGCGCGAGTTTGCGGTCGCCGAGGGCGGGGCGTTCGTGAACGGCAACGGGACGAACCGGCCGAAGGGTTTCCTGACCTATGCCACCAGCAACGAGATCGACAGCGTGCGGGCGTTCGGGACGGTGCAGCATCTGGCGACGGGGACCGCGGGGGCCTTTCCGGCATCGAACCCGCAGGACAAGCTGGTCGAGCTGGTCCATGCGCTGCGCGCGCCCTATCGTCAGGGCGCGGCGTGGGTGATGAACAGCGATACGCTGGCGCGCATCCGCAAGTTCAAGACCAGCGACGGGGCGTTCATCTGGCAGCCGGGCATGGTCGAGGGGCAGGCGGCGACGTTGCTGGGCTATCCGGTGGTCGAGGCCGAGGACATGCCTGACATCGCGGCGAACAGCCTGTCGATCGCGTTCGGCAATTTCCGCGCCGGTTATCTGGTCGCCGACCGCGGCGAGACGCGCATCCTGCGCGACCCGTTCAGCAACAAGCCGTTCGTGCATTTTTACGCCACCAAGCGGGTCGGTGGCGCGATCGTCGATAGCCAGGCGATCAAGCTGATGAAATTCGCCGCCAGCTGATTTTCGCTGGCGCGATCGGCGCCCGGCCCATGCTCCCTTGACCCCTTTCGGGTGGCGGGCCGGGCGCCATTTTTTTCGGATATCATCAACGAAAGGATGGGCTTGCCATGCCGACCCCCTTTTTCGCCGATCTGGTGCGCGAGCTGTGCCAGGAGGGCGGCACCGGCCCGCTGACGCCGACCGGCGCGGTGCCGGGCCATCGTCGCTTTGCCGATGTGGTCCCGGCGGACGTGCAATTTCACTATGCCATCGCCGGCATTGCCCAGCCCGGGCAGTGGGAGGTCGGGCGGGGACGGATCGACGGCAGCGGGCGACTGGTGCGCGATCTGGTCGCCAGTTCGTCGAACAATGGCGCGCCGGTCGATTTTGCGACCGGGCTCAAGACGATCGCGTTGACCGTTGGCGCCGCGTGGTTCGCGGGCCAGGACGGCGCAGTGACCGCGCTGACCGACGCGGTCGGCGGGAAGCAGCCGCTGTCGACGACGCATGCGGCAGCGGCGACGGGGCTGGCCGATGACCAGATCACGGTGCGCCGCGCCGGGAGCTGGGTCAATGTACCGCTGTCGGCGCTGGCGTATCGCGATGCCGATGGACGGTTTGCGCTGACCGGTGGGTTGGGGGTGCCCAATGGGACCGCGGCGGCGCCGACCCTGGCGTTTTCGGGCGACGCCGACACCGGCCTGTTCCGGCCCGCGAGCGACACGATCGCGGTCGCGACGGGGGGAACGGAACGGATTCGGGTCGCTGCGAACGGGCGGATAACGGTGGGCGGCGCCGCCGCCAATTACCGCTTTAATATCGGCGAAGCGAACCCCGGGCGAGGCGTCCTGGCCGATTTCGGGAATATCGACGGCGCGCCCAACGGCGCGTTGATCAGCTTTACGCAGAACGGCATCGCCAACTGGTGCATCGGGCAGGTGCCGGCGACGTCGGCCTTTGCCATCTATCGCGACCGCAATGGCGGCAATGATGGCACCGAGCTGTGGCGGTGGGAGGCGGGCGGGGCGGGGCGCCCCGGCGCGGACAATGCCTATTCGTTGGGCACAGCCGCGCATCGCATCGCAACGGTTTTTGCCGGGACGGGGACGATCAACACGTCCGATAGCCGCGACAAGGCCTGGCGCGGCGCGATGGCCCCGGCGGAACTGCGCGCGGCCATACGGATCGCCGCCGAGCTGGGGTTTTACCAGTGGCATGACGCGATTGCCGAAAAGGGGCCGGACGGCGCGCGCCAGCATTTCGGGGTCCGCGCCCAGCAGGTCTGGACGATCATGGCCGACGAAGGGCTGGTCGACCCGCTGGGCGACGACGGCCGGCCGGGGCGCACCCCCTATGCCTTTTTATGTTGGGACGAGTGGCGAACCGACGGCGGCGCAGCATACAGCCGCTTTGGACTTCGGTCCGACCAGCTGGCGCTGTTCATCATGGCGGCGCTGGCGCAGCGACTGGCGGCGCTGGAGGTGGCGGCATGATGGGCGGCAGCGCCCTTGCATCGCGCGCCATCAGCGATGCGGCGCGGCGCGATCTGGCCAGCGAGTGGGGCGGGCCTGAGCCTGCTGCGGCGCAGGCCGCGGTGCCGCCGATCCGCGAGGCCAGCCGCCGCGTGATCATACGCAAACCATAAACAAAGGAACGGCGATGACGATGATCGTGAAGGATCCGGACAGCCGGATCGATTTCGAGTTCGACTGGGTGGCCGCCTATCCCGGCGGCCAGGCGGTGCTGGCGAGCGTGTGGGCCATCGCGCCAACCGAGGCCGATGGCGTCGCGGTGGCGGCAGCAGCGCACGACCTGATGCAATCGACGGCGACGTTGGCGGGTGGGGTTGCCGGGCATGTCTATCGGGTCACCAACCGGGTGACGCTGAGCGACGGGCAAATCGACGAGCGGTCGATGACCGTCCGGGTGGAGGAACGGTGATGGCGGCTGGCCTGTTGCCGGGCGATGCCCCGGTGAGCCTGAACGAAGCGCGCGGCTGGTTGCGGCTGGGTTCGACGATCGACGACGCCGTGGTTGCCGGATTGGTCCGCGCGGCGACCAATATTTGCGAGGCGTTTATCGGCCATTGGCTGGTCATCCGCGAGGTCGAGGAGGTGCTGTCGCTGCGTGCCGGGCAGGCGCGATTGAGCGCGCGGCCGGTCGCCGCGATTGATGCCGTAGTGCTGCTGACCGCCGCCGGCGATGCGACGGTGCTGGATGCGGGGGCGTACCGGCTGCGTCACGGGCGCGACGGAAGCGGGCAACTGGTGATCGAGCGGCCGGGCGATGCCGAGCGGGTGCGGGTCAGCTACCGCGCCGGGATCGCAGAAAATCCGAACGGGATTCCCGAGGCCATCCGCCAGGGTATCGTGCGGATGGTCCAGCATTTGCACGATGCCCGCGATGCGGCGCCGGTCGCGCCGCCCGCGGCCATTGCGGCGCTGTGGCAACCGTGGCGGCGAATGACGCTGGGCAGCGGGCAATGAGCGGCGCCGAGCAGGCGGTGCGCGCCCGGGCGCTGGCGTTGCTGACGGGCGATGCCGCGCTGGCGGGGCTGGTGCATGGGATATTCGATGGCACGCCGCCGCGGGCTAGCGCGCCCTATGTTGCGGTTGGCGGCGCGGACGGCGTCGATTGGGGAACCAAAGACCGGGCGGGGCGCGAGGTGCGGTTGACATTGACGTTGGCCGGTGCGGGCGCGGCGATCGATGATGTTGCCGCGGGCCGCATCGACGCGGTGGCCGGGGGGCTGCGCGGGGCGGCGGGCGGCTGGTCGGTGGTGAGCGCGCGGGTGGTGCGGACGCGGTTCGGTTTTATGCGCGAGGGTGGCTGGCGGCACGAGGTGATCGTGCGGTGCCGGTGTTTGGAGGCTTAGAGCCAGACGAGTGCCGTTTCCTATATTCGTCATTATTCGTCATTGCGAGCGAAGCAATCCAGCGCGGTTTGCGCCACCTCTGGATTGCCGCGTCGCTTCGCTCCTCGCAATGACGAGGCAAGCTCAATGATCCGACTTTAACGATAGCCCCGGTGAAGGGATCCCGACTTCACGGTGGCGACGGTGGCGATCAATCGCCCGGCAGCGAGTTGTTCGCTTTGTAATCCTTGAACTTGTCGGTGAAATTGGCGTGGTAATCTTCGACCTGCATGTCGGCGTCCTCGGTCGCGACCGCCACCGAATCACCGCCTGAGCGGCCCAGTGCAATCACCGCCTTGCGAAAGGCGTCGCGTTCGGCCGCACAATTCGCCTTGAGCGCCATTTCATATTCGACCTCTTCGACCTTGGCCTCGAGCGCCTTTTTCATGTCGTCGCGCAGGCATTTGGTGAAGGCGGCGCGCGTCGTGTCGACCGCGCCGGTCGGTGCCGGTGCCATGGCGGCCAAAAGCAATGTCGTAATCAGCATCCTGCGACTCCCCGTTCCGCATGTTTTTCTGTTGAGGAGATTAAACGATGGCAATTGAAAATGGGAGCGCTTTTCTGCTCAAGGTCGGCGACGGTGCGGCGCCGCCAACATATCAGACGGTCGCCGGGCTGCGTACCACCCAGCTGTCGGTGAATGGCGAGGCGGTGAACGTCACGACCAAGGATTCGGGCGGGTGGCGCGCGCTGTTGTCGGGCGCCGGGGTGCGATCGGTGTCGGTCAGCGCCGCGGGCATCTTTACCGGATCGGCGGCGGAAGTGCGGGTGCGCGGCCACGCGCTGGCGGGGACGATCGACGATTATGAGCTGCGTTTCGAGAGCGGCGAACGGATGCGCGGACGCTTTCTGGTCACCCGGCTGGATTATGCCGGCGATTATAATGGCGAGCGTAATTACACGCTGAACCTGGAATCGAGCGGCGCGGTGGTGAGCCTGTGAGCGCGGCAGCGAACAGCTTGCGCGGCGAGGCGGAATTGTGCGTCGGTGATCGGGCCTTTGTGCTGCGCCCGAGCTTTGCGGCGCTGGTCGCGGCGGAGGCGGAATTGGGGCCGCTGTTCGCGCTGGTCGAGCGCGCCGCGGACGGGCGGCTGGCGCTGGGCGAGCTGGCGGGCCTGTTCTGGCATTGTGTGAAGGATCGGCCCGAGGCGTTGACGCGCGAGGCGATTGGCGAGGCGGTTGTCGCGCAAGGGTTGGCGGCGGTGACCCCGGCGCTGCGCGTGCTGCTGGGGCAGATATTGTCGGGGCGGTGATCGGAGTGAGGGGGCTGTGTCAAAGCCCTTCGGTCATCACCCGCATCCCCCGTCACCCTGAACTTGTTTCAGGGTCCATGGCCTGCATTTTCCATGTGCGCCGCGTCGAACGAGAGGACGGGCCATGGATGCTGAAACAAGTTCAGCATGACCAAACGGAGGAGGCGGGTGATGACCGAGGGGCCTTTTGGCGCTGCTGCGTTGTCTTTGCTCGGACTGATGGCGCGCGTCGCGGGGTGGCGGCCCGGGGATTTCTGGGCAGCGACGCCGGCCGATGTGCGTGCGGTTCTGGCGGGGTGGGTCGAAGGCGATGCGGTGGCGCCGTTCGATGGCGCCGTACTGGCGGCGATGATGGAGCAATTTCCCGATGGATGAGATCGACGATATGGTGGTGGCGGTGCGCGCCGACACAGGGGCGTTTCGGCGCGATATTGCGGCGCTGCGCGCCGAGCTGGGCGGGCCGCTGGTCAGCGAGGCCGAACAGGCGGGGCGGGCGATCGAGCGGGCGCTGAGCCGCGCGATCGTGTCGGGCAAGCTGGGGTTCGAGGATTTGAAGCGGCTGGCGCTGTCGGTGATGGCCGATATTGCGCGCGCCGCGATTTCGGGCGGCATCGGCGCCGCATTGGGCGGTGGCGACCAGGGGGGCCAAGGCGGCGGTGGCGGGGGTCTGCTGGCGCTGGCGCTGTCGCTGTTTGGGGCGCCGGGACGCGCGACCGGGGGGCCGGTCAGCGCCGGCCGCGCCTATCGCGTCGGCGAGCGCGGTCCCGAACTGTTCGTGCCGACCGCGAGCGGCCGGATCGAGGCGGCGGGCGGGATGACGCGCAACATCGCGATCACCGTGAACGTGCGCGGCGAGGCGGGGAGCGAACCGCAGCGGCTGGCGCAGACCGGGCGGCAATTGGCGCGGGCGGTACGGCGGGCCGTGACGAGCGGAGAAGATTGATGGGCTGGGCGCTCGTCGCGGCTGCCGAGCCGCATCATCGCAAGGGCTGGCTGAAGCGGTTCGACCCGCGATATTGGACGGTCGATTTTGCGCGGCCGATGATGGCGAGTGTGACGAGCGCGGCGCCGGGGGCGCTGCGGGTCGAGGCGGTGTTTTACCAGAAGCAGGATCTGGCGGGGCTGATCTGGGAGGCCGAGGACCGGTGGGACCATCCCTTGCTCGCCTATGCGACGAACCGCGATTTCCGGCACACGCAGCTGACATTCCGGTGGCGGTCGGGCGGGGTGAAGCCGCTCGATGCGCTGCATGGGCCGACGCTGACGATCGAGGGGCGCGACGCGGGCGGCGCGCCGCGCGCCTGGTATGTGCGGCTGTGGAATTATGCGGTCGGGACGGGCGAGGATGCGGTCGTCCGTCTGGATTTTGACGCGCTGAGCGGCGGGTTCTTGTTGCCCGGCGAGGCCGATCCGGTGTGGGCGGGCGACATCGACCGGATGTTCATTTCGCTGGTGCCGCCGACTTACGACGGCGGCGACGGGGTGCTGGCGCCACCGGCGCAGGGTTGGGCCGAGATGAGCGCGGTGGCCTGTACGGGGTCGGGGTCGGTGCTGGCGATCGGCGATGTCGTGCTGCCCGAAACGGCGTTGGGCATGACCAACGGGTATGACGATTGCTATCATCTGACCCCGGCGCGGGTGGTGCGGCAGATCGTGCAATTGGGTTATCGCGGCGATGTCGTCCATTATGTCGGGATGAGCCATTATATGCGGCTGGCGGCGGTGGGCGGCGGGTTCCAAGCTGGCGTTGCGGGCGGGGCGATCAATGCGCCCTGTGCGGCGTGGCACGCGGCGCTCGCGGCGACCTGCGCGGCGGCGGGGCTGGGCCTCATCTGGTCGCTGTCCTACGAATTGTTCGACGCCTATTGCCCGGCAAGCTGGAAACAGCGCAGCGCCGACGGCGGCCCGGCGCTGACCGGCTGGATGCCGCCGTCGACCCTGTTATCCCCCGCCCATGCGGCGGCGATGGGATATTTGCAGCTGGTGGCGCGGGACTTTGTCGCGATCGGCGTGGCGGCAGGGCTGGCGCCCAAGTTTCAGGTCGGCGAGCCATGGTGGTGGGTCGCCAGCGGCGGGCGGATCTGTGCCTATGATGCCGCGACGACCGCGGCGTTGGGTTCGGCGAGCGTCGCGATCGTCGATGTGCGGGGGGCGCTGACGGCGCCGCAACTGACGATGCTCGACGCGCTGGGCGCGCTGCTCGCGGCGTCGACCGCGGCGCTGGTTGCGGCGGCGCGCGATGAGGCGGGGGCGGCGGGGCTGGTGAGCCATTTGCTGGTCTATCTGCCGACGGTGCTCGATCCCGCGGCGCCCGAATTGCGGCGGGCCAATGTGCCGCTGGGGTGGGCCAAGCCTGCGTTCGATGTGCTGCAGCTGGAGGATTATGACTGGGTGACCGCGGGACGCGGTGCCGAGACGGCGGGCGCGCGCGCCGCGATGGTGCTGCGTCTGATCTATCCGGTTGAAGATCAGCATTATTTTTCGGGGTTTGTGCTGCTGCCCGAACAGCGCGCGGGGTGGATGGCGATTGCCGATGCCGCCGATGCGGCGCGGCGGGCGGGGGTGGCGCGGACGTTCGTGTGGGCGCTGCCGCAGGTGGCGCGCGACGGGTTCGTCAGCTTTGATGCGGAGGAGGAAGCGGTGCAGGCTTTTGATGCGGTGGATTTCCCACTGGCGATCGGGCGCGAGGCGATGGTCGCGACCGAATTTTCGACCCAGATCATCAGCTCGCCGTCGGGGCATGAGCAGCGCGCGAGCGAATGGGCCGAAGCGCGGATGCGCTATGACGCCGGGCCGGGGATACGATCCGAAGCCGATGTGCGGACGCTGGTCGATTTTTTTCGGGCGCGGCGCGGCGCGGCACGGGCGTTCCGCTTTCGCGATCCCCTTGATGCCAGTTCGGCGGCGGATGGCGGACTGCCGACGGCGGCCGACCAGATGCTGGGGGTCGGCGACGGGGTGCGGCGACAATTCGCGCTGGTGAAGATTTATGGGGCGGGGGATGCCGAGCAGGTGCGCGCCATCCGCTTGCCGGTCGATGGCAGCGTAAGGGTGTCGGTCGACGGGCTGGAGACGGCGGCGTTTTCGGTGACGGGCGATGGCGAGGTGCTGCTCGATGCGGCGCCAGCGGCGGGGGTAGCGGTGCGCGCCGGGTTTCTGTTCGACGTCGCAGTGCGTTTTGCCGAGGATCGGCTGGAGGCGAGCCGTGCGACCTTTCTGGCGGGCGAGTTGGCGAGCGTGCCGCTGGTCGAGGTGCGGGCGCCATGGTGATGCCCGAAGCGATCAGCGCGGCGCCCGACTGGCTGCGCGAGGAGCTGGTCACATTGGCGTGGTGCTGGCGGCTGGCGCGGCGCGACGGGGTGGTGATCGGGCTGACCTCGCACGACCGCGATCTGGCGGTCGGCGGCATCCTGTATCGCGCGGCGCCGGGGATGAAGCCGTCGGCGCTGGAGACGAGCGACAGTTTGGGCGCCGCGACGATGGACCTGAAAGGCGCCATCGCGAGCGATGCGATCGCCACCAGCGACCTGGATGCCGGACGCTGGGACGGTGCCGAGCTGGCGCTGTTCGTGACCGACTGGACCGCGCCCGCGGTGGCGCCGGTGACGGTCGCGCGCGGATCGCTGGGGGCGATCGAGCGGCGCGGGGCGGCGTTCACGGCGGAATTACAAGGGGTGACGCGGTTGCTCGACCAGCCGGTGTGCCCGGCGACGTCGCCATCGTGCCGCGCGATGCTGGGTGACCGGGCGTGCCGGGTCGATCTGGCGCCGTTGAGGCATGATCGGCGCGTGGTGGCGGTGGTGGGGCGCGCGGTGACGCTGGATCATGCGGTTACGGGCATGGCATTTGGCGAATTATTGTGGATCGAGGGGGCAAATTGCGGGCTGGAAAGTCCGGTGATCGCGGTCGAGGGGGCGGTGCTGCAATTGGCCGAGGCGCCGTCCTTTTTGCCGGAGGGGGTCGTGCGGGTGCGGGTGACCGAAGGGTGCGACAAGCAGCTGGCGACGTGCCGCGACCGTTTTGTCAATGCGATCAACTTTCGCGGCGAAGCGCATCTGCCGGGCAATGATTTGCTGACGCGCTATCCCGGTGGCTGACGATGCCGCGCGCGCCTTTGCGGCGGCGCAAGCGATGGTCGGGGTGCGGTTTCGGCCGCAGGGGCGCGACCCGGCGACGGGGCTCGATTGCGTCGGGCTGGTCTGGGCGGCCTATGCGGCGGCAGGCGCGCGGTTGCCGGGGCCGACGAACTATCCGCTGCGCGGCTGGTCGCGGGCGCGGGTCGAGGCGGAGCTGGCGGCGGCGGGGTTTGCCCCAGTCCAGGATGCGGCACGGGTCGGCGACGTCGCGCTGATCGCCTGTGCGGCGGGGCAGTTTCATCTGGGGCTGATCGGAGCCGCGACATTTGTCCATGCTCACGCGGGGTTGCGGCGCGTCGTTGAGGCGCCGGTTGACGCGCTGGCGCATGACGCGGTGCGGTGGCGATTTTTCAAGACAGGGGATGATGATGGCAACGTTGGTGCTGACGGTGGTCGGCGGGATTGTCGGGGGGCCGGTCGGCGCGGCGATCGGCGCGGCCTTGGGGCAACAGATTGATGCGGAGATCTTCAAGCCCAAGGGGCGCGAGGGGCCGCGGCTGGCCGATCTGAAGGTCCAGGCGTCGACTTATGGCCAGCAGATCCCCCAGCTGTTCGGGACGATGCGCGTCGCGGGCAGTGTGATCTGGGCAACGGACCTGATCGAACGGCGCGAGCGACGCGGCGGCGGCAAGGGGCGGCCATCGACGACCGAATATAGCTATGCGGTGTCGCTAGCGGTGGCGCTGTCGGCGCGGCCGATCCGCGCGATCCGGCGGATCTGGGCCGACGGCAATCTGCTGCGCGGCGCGAGCGGGACGTTTCAGGAGCGCTGCACCTTTCGCTGGCACCCGGGGGGCGAGGATCAGGCGGTCGATCCGCTGATTGCGTCGGCGACCGGAATGACGTCGGCGAGTGCCTTTCGCGGACTTGCCTATGCGGTGTTCGAGGATCTGGAGTTGGGCGCGTTTGGCAACCGGATTCCCTCGCTGACCTTTGAGGTCGAGGCCGATGCGGGGGCGGTCGATGCCGGGATGATCGGTGACCGCCTGTTGGGCGAGACCGGGCGATGTTTCGGCGCGTGGCCGTTCACCGGTTATGCCGCGTCGGGCGACCGGGCGCGCGACGCGCTGGCGCCGTTGTTCGACGTCGATGGCGTGCGGGCTGCGAGCGGTTCGGAGCGGTGGCGGCTGGCCCCGGCGGCGCTGACCGGCACGCCGCTGATGCTGAGCGCGTTTCGCGAGGCGCGGCGGATGGAAATCGGGCGCGACGCGGTCGAGCGGCAACGCGCCCCCCTGTCGTCGTTGCCGGGGTCGATCCGGCTGCGCCATTACGAGCCCGAGCGCGATTATCAATTGGGCCAACAGGCGAGCCGGGTCGCCGGGGGCGGCGTGCGCGAGGAGCGGATCGACCTGCCCGCAGTGCTGCCCGCGCCGTCGGCGCGGGCGCTGGCGGAGCGGCTGGCCGCGGCGGCGGCAGACGGGCGCGAGACGTTGATCTGGCAGGCCGATCTGGCGGCGCTGGCACTGCCGGTCGGGCATGTCGTGACGCTGGCGGATGGCAGCGCCTGGCGTCTGGCGGCGCGGACGGTGCGCGCGAACGAGATATTGATCGAATTGAAGCGGCACCAGCCGGTGCCCGCCATCGACCTTCCCGCCGAACCGGGGGTTCCGGTGCGGGCGCCCGACTGGCCCGATGCGGTGGGAACGGTGCATGTGTTCGATCTGCCAAATCTGGGGAGCCCGGGCGCCGCGTCGGCGCGGATACTGATCGCCGCCGCGGGCAGCAACGATGGCTGGCGCGGTGCCGATTGCTGGTTTGTGCCCGCCGCCGATGCCGAGTCCATCGCGCTGGGCACGGTGCGGCCGGCGGCGGCACTGGGGCAGCTGGCGGCGCCGCTGGCAGCAGGAAGCGACACATTGTTCGATCGCGCCGCAACGCTGATGGTGACGCTGGCCAACCCGGCGATGGCGCTGGAATCGGTCGATGATGCGGCGCTGCTGGGCGGCGCCAATCGCGCGATGGTCGGTGATGAGTTGGTGCAGTTCGGCACCGCGGAGGCGGTGGGGGCGGGGGCGTGGCAACTGTCGCATTTGCTGCGCGGCCGGGCCGGGACAGCGCGCGCGGTGGGCCATCTGGCGGGCACGCCGTTTGTGCTGATCGACGATAGCGCGCCGATGCTGTTGCCCGAAACGCTCGCCCTGGCTGCCGAGAGCGGCGCCGCCCGGCTGCAATGGGCGCCGCGTGGCGGGACGGTGCTGACCGAGATGGCCGTCCCCGCGGCCAGCGGCGCGCTGCGGCCGCTGGCGCCGGTGCATGGACGGGTCGAGCCCGACGGGGCGGGCGGCGTCGTCATCAGCTGGCGCCGCCGCAGCCGCGTCGACACGGGTTGGCGCGACCATGTCGATCTGCCGCTGGGCGAAGGGCGGGAGGCGTGGCGCATCGAATTGTCGCCGCCGGTGGCGGGGCGGGGGGCGTGGGAGCGTGATGCACCGACGCTGCACATCGAGGCGCCCGAACTGGCGGCGCTGCCACCCGGAACCGCGATCCTGATTCGCCAGGTCGGGGATTTCGCGCTGTCGCCGCCGCTGTCTCTGTTGCTGACCTGA